ATTTTTTTATCCTTATCAGTATAGATACCGCCGCCGATAACATTATATGAATTATTTGTTTGCGATGCCCAACCTCTAACAGAAGTTTCAAGTAGTTTCCAAATGCCTCTGTTTAATGAACCAGCTTGAGGAACCATGTTTGTCATTAAGAATGATTCATATTCTATTTGTTGATCCCATGATAAATCGCCATCTGGTACTACGTGGCCTTTATCATATCCTGTGCCTGCATAGTCTTCAGGTTTTGGACCATTCTTAATAGATTTGTCTGCGACAAAAGCATTTGTTCTTGCAATGCAACCAATAGCATTGTCGGGTTGCAAGGTGTAAGCTACATACGCTGGAATTTTTGCAGTAGGATCATATGCGACAAGAAAAGCATGTCTGCAAATAGGTTGTAATTCTTTCTTTGTTTCTGCAAATCCATATGGTGCGTGTATTCTACATTCCTGTACAGGTAGGGGAGCTCTTTGTTCCCAAGCTTGTACCGATAACCCTGCGAATAATATAAACGCAATTAATAATTTTTTCATCCGAATAATCCTTCTAGTGTTGCTTGTGGTTTAGCAGACCAACCGATACCTGTTAATATTGTATTCATAGGTTCTAGAAAAGATTTGTCAAACATTTTTTCATAATCAATAAACTTTAATAGGTCTAATTCAGGAGGTATAACAGTATTGAATGCTATACAATTTTCGCCGATAGTGTTTGGTTCTTTTAGATAAACAAACTTGATCTTATCGCCTTCTTTAATCAGCTCATATTTCTTTCTCAAGTCATTCTTGTTGATATAGAAATTATAGAGCAAGGCTCCTCTGACATGCATCGGAGTAGCCTGTTTATATATATTGTTTCTGTCAGTATATTTTTCTACTCCATTCACACCTCTAGGAAATGAAATATCTTCTGCCTTCATTTTTCTAAATTCTGTTTCAAAACCCAAGATATAAGATTGCAGTGTATTCTCATCTGAAGTAAGAACTAATTTAACAGCTTTGCGAAGAGCTTCTCGAATAGGTTCAGGAGTAGATGATCTAACAATCTCCAATCCCATAACCTTTAGCTTAGGCTCTTTATATGTAATGCCTTCATTATTATAAACATTCAAGGCATATCGTTTCTTAGCTACCCACACACCTGTCTCTGCAATTGCTTCTCGTTTAAATACAATTTTATTCTGAAAGGCGTTGGTGTAATCAGATATCTCACCGCATACCTTATTCAACACCTCTTGAATTTTAGACTCACAAATTTTATCTAAGATATCTACAATCTTTTCTGGTTCTTTGCCTTTGTAGAATTTTTCTACAAGTGGATCTAAAGTAACATAACAAGAATCTGTATCCGAATAGAATGAATACTCGAAATCTTTGGTGCCACAAATTTTATTCAAATAATCATTTAGTGCTTTGCCGACCTTTTGAATAATATACTGACCCGATAGGGTAATGCCTTCTGCTACTCGGTCATCATAAAATCTAAAAAACTCATTGGCCATCGCACCGAATAAAGAATTCATCTGAATCTTACGAGCCATCTGAAAATTATTATACTTAGAAATTTCTTTTAACCAAATTTTATCTTTTGATTCTTCATACTTGGCTTGTGCAACCAACATCAATTTTTTATACTGTTTTCGGTCATCGAATAACTTCTGAACAATCTCAGGAAATATGCCTTGCTTGTCTGTAGTATAGCATACACCATTAGCCGCCATACAAAATTTACTTTCAACTAGATCAGATGTATCCACTGTGCCTTCAAGTAGTTCCGATACTTTAATGTCTCGATATTTACTTTCTGTTGCCATTGTTTCTGGCGACATATTATACTGCATAATGATTGAAGGATACAAACTAGTTGCATCAAAAGAAACAACCCATTTATATTTGCCTGGTCTAGGAGTTTGTACATATGCACCTGCAATAGATCTACCTTGCTTGCGTTCGTTCTGATGAACAATAATATTTTTCTTAAGAAGTTGATTGTAAAGAATACAGTCCCAAGTTCTTACTGCTGAGAAAATATCTACATAATTACATTTCGCATCATATGCCATTGTAAGAATCAACTCAATGAGTTTCATCTTTTCTTCTAGCTCGTCAACCAGTTCACAGTCGATTACGTTATATCGAACAAACTTTTGCCAATCGCCTTTCCAGAATTCATTGAAAGAAACAAACTCATCATAGTTTAATTTTTCTTTACCGAGTTCTACCTTGGCAATGTGATCTAATTTATATGACTCCTGATTGCCATAAGTAAACTTCTTATACAGATCAAGATAATCTAGAATAGCAATACCTAGAATTGAAAATGCAATAGACTCTTTCTGAAATCTTGTGATGCTCTTTTCCTCAACCACTTTCCAAGGCGAAAGTTTCTTCAAGGCATCATCACCTAACATTTTAGTAATACGATTACATAGATAAGGGATATCGAAAAACTCTACGTTCCAACCTGTGATAATATGCGGGTGATCCTCAGCAACATATTCTAAGAACTGAGATAATAGATCTACTTCATCCTTACAATGAACATAAGTATGTTTGTCATTTACTTTTTCACAAGGATATAGACCAAACGATACTATTTGCTTAGACACATAATCTTGTGTCGTAATAAGTAACACTTTTTCCTGAGGATTGCCCACATCAGGAAAACCATTCTCTGCGGATGTTTCAATATCAAGTGTCCATATTTTCAACTGAGACATATCAAATTCAACATCATCTTTAAAAGTGGATGAGATATACTGATAGGCATAATTCGTATTTCCGTAGATCTCAAAACCCTCTACATCTTTATATAATTTCACATATTCTTTGGCGTCGTTAATGCTATCAAATTTAACCTCAGCAAGCGGTTTTCCAAACAACGATTTGGCCGTTGCTTTATCTTTGTTCGGTACATATAAAGACGGTTTAAATGCTACTCGATCCTGTACTTTGTGTCCATTATTGACACCCCTGACCAAAATATTATTACCATACTGATTAACGCTCGTATAAAACTTCATTGGAAAACCCTTAGACTATAAATATTAGTATACATTATATTATATAAACCAGTGGAAGTCAATATAATAAGGAGAAAAAATGGCTGAAACAAAACCTCTATCAAGAAGCGAGCGCGAAGCTCAAATAAAAGATAAAGCGGGATGGGTAATTACGGTACTTGCTGCACTTTTGGCAATTAATACATTAATGGGCGGCAGCAATAGTAGCAAAGTTTTAAATAATACTATAGAAGCAAATAATACTTGGGCATTTTATCAAGCAAAATCAATCAAGCAAACATTGACAGAAATGAAATATGATGAAGCCGTTGCTTCAAATAAAACAAAGAGCGCAGAAAACTTAAAAGCAAAAATAGATCGTTATGAAAGCGATCCAGCCACTGGCGAAGGCAAAAAAGAGTTAATGGCCAAGGCTCGTAAATTGGAAGACGATAGATCGATTGCTAAATCTCGTAGTCCATGGTATACATATGCGGGTAGTCTTTTTCAAATAGCTATTGTCTTGTTAACAGCAAGTATATTAGCCGTTAATACAAGATTATATTGGGCCAGTATTGGCGTCGGAACAATTGCACTTTTATCTATGTCTCAAGCGATTTGGTTATTGGTACCTGCTATGTAATAGATGGATCCGTTTACCCTATTTGCTTTAGCCAACGGGGCAGTTGCTGCAGTTAAAAAGGGATGTCAATTATATAAAGATATCAAAAGTGCTACGGGCGATGTAAAAGCCGTACTCAAAGATCTCGATGATCAATTCAACAAAAAACATCCCCCAGATAAACCTGCCTCCGCCGCGGCTATTAAGCAATATAATGAAGAAAAAACTCGTGTCAAAGAGTTAAACAAACGTAGTGAAGAAACAACTAATCTTTATGCTGAGATTGGGGACTATCTTGGACAATACTACGACAACTATTTCAAATGCTTAGCAGTTCTAGAAGAAGAAGAAAAGCGAAGCAAAACTGAAGTCTACACTGGAGATGCCAGCTTAGCTAAACGAGCTCTGCAACGTGTTCTAATGAAAAAACAATTAGAACAAATGGGAACAGAACTTCGTGAACTAATGATATATCAAAGCCCCAAAGAACTGGGGGCACTGTTTACTGACGTTGAAGAAATGACAAAAGAACTAGGTAAACAACAAAAAGTTCTTATTGCTAAACAAATGCAAGATGCAGCTAAAAAAGCTAAACAAAAAGCTGAACGCGCAGAAAAATATAAATTTGAAATTGGACTCATAATAGGATTTATTATACTGTGCATAGTCATGGGAATTTTTTGGACATGGTTATATCATGATGCTAGAAAAAGACATCCCGAACTTTGGGAAGGCACATATCGAAATGAATTAGAAAAACATAAACGATATGAAGTCAATAAAATAAAAGATGCAATTAAATTATTAGACGAGCAGAATTACGAGAACAATAAAAAACTAATAACAGACGAATAATGAAAAACAAAAATAAATACACATTTTTGGAATGGGTATTTGAAAAAATTGGGCTTGCTAAATTTTTAATATATTTTTATTTTTTACTACTATTAATATCCACAGGTGTACTAACATTTATATGGTGGTTAACCAAAAGATGAAATCAAGCACAGAAGCGGCATTGATAGTAACCGGCATACTTTCAACATTTATTATAGTACCAGCTTTAATTATTTTTTACTACGATTTGTTGTTGCTAATTACGGCTATCGGTCTTTTAGCGACATCTTTTATTTTAGTAATTTACTATTTCTATATAGATATAAAAAAAGAAATAGAATTTAAAAAATATGAATTTGAGTTTGTAACTGAAAGGTTTAGAGGCGATCCAGAGAAACTTCGCTGGTATAAATTTTATAGAGAATTTTTGGGATAAGTATGCTATCTAAAAAAGCAATTCTGACAATAACAACTGTGGTTGCCATTGCTGCTCCGTTGGTTCCCAAAACTGTCAATGTAAATATAACAGCAAAAGAAGGTACACAGATAACAGCAAAAGAAGGTACACGGGTAGAAAAATCCTATACTAGAGTCAGAACAATATGCGAATTATTTGAAAGTACTGTAGATAGTGGTCGCCAAGTCTGCAAGTATAAATGCAAAGATGGCGACAATGTGATTGTCTCAAAGGTTTATTATAATAGCGGTGCAGTGTGCACCAAAACTATAGAAGAGACAGTTAAAAAGACTCAGCGCTGAATGCCGCCTGGGACAATTTGAATACCTGTACCAAAGATCATATTGTACTGGTTATAAACATCTTCCTCTAACTCCGCAGTCCAAACAATAGCTTTCTTAAAGATCTCAATTTCGTGATCTTTAGTATATCCTGCGTATGGAATCAACGCCATTGAATGATTATCGGGCGTAGACTTAGAAGCGACCAACATAACTGCACAGGGTTTTCTAACCTGAATTTTTTCGTTAGCTGCTTCTGAACTAATATCACCAATCACTTCCTCGCCTGTAACGAGTTTAATTACTCTAATTGCCATTTTATATCCTATTATTTGTTGTTGTAGGTGTATGCATCCCAGCCAGCCTTAAACCAATCGATGCCAAAAGGATTGAGCATTTTTTCAACCTTTACTTCCATCAATGCTTTAGTAGACTCGGAAACAACATTTAGGTTTGTTTCCATAGCTGTATGTAAGAAATCACTTTGTGTAGTAACATAGTCTGTCCAAGATTTTT